CCCGCCTGTCCGCTTCTCATTACGTCTATGTCGCGGCGAACGAGGAGTCCGACGATCGCCTGAAAATCCGCTGCTCCGATCACGACGACAAGCACGCCAGCTCCGACTGGTACTGCTGGGCGGGCGACTGCCCGTCAAAGATCATCGCGCGGATCGCCGATCATTTCGAGGTCGCGGTTCCCGTCGGCTATCGGGCGGAAGATTACGGCGCGCGCTCTGCGGCCGCCAAAAAAGCGGCGACCACCCGCCGCGCGACCGCTCAAGCCACGGAAGCCGAGATGATCGCGGCCGTCGTCGAGGCGATGACCGGCGCCAAGAGCATCGGCGCGGTCGCGGCCGGCCGGGCGATCGATCAGGTCTACCCGTCTATTCCTCGGGCGCAGCGTCAGCGCCTGGCCGGCGAAATCAGCCGGCGTCTGGAGCGCGACCGCGCGATCGCGGCGGCCGGCGACGATCCGGTCAAGCTCGCCCCGCTCGCTGTTCGCTACCCGGAAGCGAAAGCGATCCTGCGGTCTCTGGTCAGCGAAGAGCAGTTCAAAAGCCTTCGCCCAGCCGGCTGCCCCCGGTCCTATTGGAGCGCGTGACCATGACCCCCTTCGCCCTGCTCACGCGCCTCTGCGGCCTCTCCCCTCGAGAGGCCGCCGCCGTGCTGAAGGTCCGGCCGGACACGGTGAACAGTTGGATCACCGGCCGGCGCAGCCCGTCGCCGGCGATCTTGACGGAGCTGGTCAAGCTGCTGCGCGTGATCGAGGGGGTGGCGGCGGCGGCGCTGGAGACAGTTCGAGAGCAGCCCGCTTCGCAGATCGGCGGCGCGATCGTCGAGCTGGGATTCTGCGCCGACGACGCGGAAGCGCAGAATCTGGGCTTCCCCTGCGCCGGCGCCCATGCCGCAATGCTCGCGCGGGTGGCGGCGGGTCTGATCGAGGCGGGCCAGGAAATCCGGCTTGTCCCGCGCGGATCCACTGTCGCCACAGCTCTTGCGGCCGATCAGCGGGAAGCCTGATCACCCTTCGACAGAGGCGCGTTCGCGAGCGAGCCGCGCCTGATCACCCTTCGACAGAGGCGCGTTCGCGAGCGAGCCGCGCCTGATCAGGGCGAGGGAGAGCCGGACGCATCCGCCGCCCAGGCCTGGATCGCGCGCAGCTTGGCGCGGCAGTCTTCGCCGGCTTCCCAGACGGCGATCAGATGCTCCGCCACTTGGGATTGGCGCAGCAGGGCTGCGCCGGGGTCCGGGGCGGGCGGGTCGGGGGCGTCAGGGCAGGAGAGCAGATCCGCCGGCGGGAGCAGCCGCTTGATTCTCAGGCTGGTCACCATCCGGGGCTCGGGGCTTGCGCAGCCGCTTAACAGCGCCATCAAGCACGGGATCAGCCAGAGGGTCGCTTTTCTGTTTCTGGTCATTCACATACTGCCTTGCTCTTGCGGCCTGCAGCGCCGCGCGGGCGCTGGCTTCGGCCTGGAGTTTCAGGGCTGCGGTCTCTCGCTGGTGATTGAGCTTCAGCTCCTTGATCGAGGCGACAAGGCTTTTGTTCGCCGCCTCCGCCTGGTCGAGCTGCGCGCGCTGCGCCTCGATCACCGCCGCCTGGCGCTGGGTCTCGCCGCGCAGATAGAGCAAGGCGAACAGGGTCAGGCCGGCTACGGCCGCAAGGCCGATCGCGCGCCAGGGCAGACGGCCGGCGACGGCGCCGGAGGCGAACAAAGCGGGGATCATGGGGCTTCCTCTCTCCAGCGATCGGGCAGAAAAGCTTTCAGCGCGCCGGCCGCGATCACCCCGGCCTCGGTGATGGCCAAAGCATGCTCCGGCGCGATCTTCGCGCCGATGCCCGCGCCGATCAGGGTGAGGCCGCAGGCCCAGGAGCTGGGCTCCTGCAGCCGCGCCAGCAGATAGGCCGCCACGCGGCGGCGGCGGCGCTGTCGAGATCTGGCGCCGACGCGGGCGCGCTCGTTCTGCTGCGCAGAGCCGACGCTGGTCATGGATTTTCCTCCATCTCGGCGGCGGTCTGATAGACCTCGTCGGCGTACCACCATTTCGGCATGCCATGGCGGGAGGGGTCGCCGCATTCGACGCGGGTCATCGCCTTGGCCAGCGCGATGCGAAATTCGCGCGTGTCCGGCGGCAGCGGATCGTTGACGTCCAGATCGATGCCCAGCTCCTCCGACACCATGCGCGCGACTGCGCCGGCATAGGCCGCCACGTCATTGCCATCGGCGGCCGGGGCGAAGGCGGCCTTGATCTTGAACAGCGTGTTCAATCCGCGCCGCCTTTTGTTGCGGCAATCGCGGATCAGCGCGCGCAGGCCATAGCGCGGGGCGATGAACCGGCAATAGGCGCCCATCGCCGGATCAACATCCGGCTGGCCTTCGCCCAGCCAGATCCATCTCGGGTTCGGGCGGATATTGCCGGGATTGTGGTTCCTGATCCCGCGCGGAAGCAAAGCGGCGTTGGTCATCGAGATGCTCCAAGAGCCAGGAGTTCAAGGGAGGGGCGCGGCGCGGCCTCGATCCGTCGCCGCTCTTCCGCGGTGACCGCGCGACGGGCCGGCCAGTCAGGCGGGAAGGAGACCATTTTGCCGGCGTCGGGAAAATGATCGCCGATCACGCCCATCGCGCCCGCGCCGGAAACGGCGGGTCTTCCAGTGTTCTTCATGGATGTCTCCTGTCAGGAAGGCCGGATCGGCTGGCCGTTCTCGGGGTCGCGGTTCTGGATCAGGCGGGAGAGCGCCGCGCCCAGATCCTGAAACAGCAGATCCAGGGTGGATCCCACTTTCGGCCCATGCAGCACGATCTCCAGCGCCTGCCCGGTCTCCGCGTCGCGGGCGATCGTCACCGTGATGGTCTGCCCCTGGCTCTCCAGATCATAGGTCTGCGCGTTCAGACGCCCGGCCGGGCGGATCGGGCGCGGCAGGCGGGGCGGCGGTTCATAGAACGGATTGGTCATTGCAGGCTTTCTGCGCGGCGGCGCGGGCTGCGAGGCGGGGGGCCGATCTCCATTTCGATGCGCAGCGCGCGGATCTCGGCCTTGATCTCCGCCAGACTCACTTTCAGCTCGGTCATCAGCGCGGCGTTGGCGGCGTCGATCGCCTCCAGATTGGCGACGCGGCGGTCATTCTCCATCAAGCGCCGCTCGATCACGCCCATGTCGCGGCGCAGATCGGCCCACTGCATGAACATGCCGATCAGCGCGGCGAAGACGCTGGCGAGGATCGGCCAGCCCTGCGCCAGCACTTTCAGCGGGTGCGGCGAGGCGCGGCGATCGGGCGGATAGCCGGCGCGGACGTCGATCGCCTGCGGCGAGCCGAGGCCGTGGCCATCGTTCGCCCCTGGTGAGCCGAGGCCGTTCATACCCGGCTCCGGCGATCGAACGCGCCGTCGCGCCCCTCTTCCGGCTCGATCGAGGCCAGGAAATGCCGGCGCATGAAGCCCGGCCAGGGCATGCGCGCGGCCCATCCGCCGGCCGCGATGCTCTTGCCGATCCGGCCGGAGATGCTTTCGTCCGGATCGCCGAAGAACAGGGCCACGTTCAGGAACTGCGACAGCGCGACCATCACGTTGTAGAGGTAGTTCAGGAGGAAGGTCATAGCTGCACCCCCTCCGCCGCGCGGAACAGGTCGTCGAGCTGCGCCGAAGAGATTTCCAGCGCTGCCGCCAGACCCAGAATCGCCGGGCTGTCGCGGTAGAACTCGTTGCCGTATTCCCAGAAATCCAGGATGTCGCCGCCCTGCGCCTGCGCCGCCGCGTTCACCGCGTCGAACAGCGTCCCTTCCCCGTAAGGCGTACGGCGCAGCACATAGCGAGCCTGCGCGTTCGTGACCTTGGCCGGAACCGGCGCAGGCGGCGGGGCGGGGTCGGTCCAGTCCTCGATGGTGGCGGGGCCGATCACGCTTTTCGGGTAGACCGTGGCGTCACAGAGATAAGCATCCGGTGTCTCCGTGATCACGTGGCAGGGGCCGAACACCCGCCCGGTCTGGTCTCTTAACGCCTTCAAGGTCATGCCGCGCACTCCATTTGATTGAGGATCAAGCCGTTCCCGCCGGCGCTCGTTGACTGGCCGAACCAGCTCTGGAAATCCGCCGCGCCGATCGTGGCCTCGACGCGCACGCCGGTGCGGGGGCGGGAGATCGCCGCCAGATTGTTCGGCGTCGCCAGCAGCGCGCCGGAGCCGACCGCGCTGGCCTGGGGGATCACATAGGCGGCGGTTCCCGCGCGCAGCAACGCGACCGAGCGCCGGCCGCGCAGATTGGCGTTGACGGCCAAGACATCCGGCAGATGGCCGCGCAATTGCTGCACGGCGGTCAGCGTCGGCGAAGCGCCGGAGACGCCCAGGGTGATCTGGGTCTGGTTCGGATCGCTGGTGGCGGCGCCATGCACCAACAGCCGCGCCGCGCTGGCCCCGCCGAACAGGGCCGCAACGCCCTGGCTGGCCGGCTGCGGCGTAGCGATGGTCAAGGCCGTGCCGGCCGAGGCGGTTCCCGCCGTGTCGGTCAGGATGTTCGCAATCACTCCGGTCTGCCCGGCGTTGGTCCAGGCCACCAGGGTCTTGCCGCCGGTCAGATCCACCAGATCGGAATTGTTGTTGAGCCCCGCCAGATGCGCCCCGCCCAGGTTCACCGTGCTGGCCGCCTCCGTCGTGCCGGTCAGGCGGAAGATCGCGGCCTGCGGCGTAGTGCTCACGAAGACCGCCACAATGTTGCCGTTGCTGTTCTGGTAGGTGCGCATATTGGCGGCGTCGTTCGCCGTGGCGGTGGCGGTGGCGGCGGTGCCGGCCGTCAGCGTGGTTCCGGAAACGGTGTAGGGCTGCGCCAAGACGGTGGTCGCCGTGCTGGCGGTGATCACCCTGACCACAGAGCCGGAGACATAGAGATCCGCCGGGCGGAAGCTGGCCACCGAGCTGGCGACGGCCGATTCCGCGCCGATCGTCGGCGTCGTTCCGGAGATCGTGATGGCGCGCAGCCCGATCGTGGTGCTCTGCCGGCCATAGGCGATCAGATAGCTGGAGCCGACGGCGACCATCGGCGCCGCGTCGCCGCCGTTCCCGGCCAGGGTGGCGGAGACCGGCGTGTTCACGGTGATCGCCGTCGTGGCGATGGTCAGAACCACCGCCTGGAAGGTCGTGCCGCCGCTGTTGCAGGAACAGACCAGCGCCTGGCTGCCGGCGACAGTTTGAATGCCGGCGATAAACCCGTTTTGCACCCCCGCGCGGATCAGGGTCATCGACCCCCAAGCCCGCGTCGGCCCGTCATAGACAAGACCGTAGAGATCGGAATTCGCGATCAGGAACAGCGTGCGCCCGCTGCCCATGTCGATCGCCTGCGTCGGCGCGCCGCCGGCCGCGCCGGTGATGCTCGGGTTCACAAACTGCGCGGTGATTCCCAGCTTCACCGCGCCGACGCAGTTCCAGGTTCCGGCCGCCGTGCCGTTGCTGACCAGATCGATGACGGCCGAGCCGCGCGGCGGAATCCAGCCGAGCCGCGTCCCGGTGCTGTCGCGGATGCCGTAATCGAAATGGCCGGCGTTGTAGATCGAGAAGATCCCCGGCCCGGCCGCGCCGAATGTGTTGGCCGCCGGCAGCGTGACGAAGAAACCCGGCGCGGTGGGCGTCACCAGGATTGCGCCGGCCGACGTGACGGTCAGCGTCAGATCGCCGGTCGCGGTCTGACCGCCGGTGTTGCCAGGGGCGTTGCGGCGGATCGCATCCAGCACGCGCTGCGGGCTCATCAGCGCCAGGGTGTTGGTTCCGGCCTGGGCTTCCGCGAGGCTGGCGATGCGCAGCTCCAGCAGGTCAGCGCCTGACGCCGTGATCGCCGCGAGGGCCGCGCCCTTGCGGCGCATGCCCAGGCCGGCTTCGCTGGCGAAAGCGAAGCCCGGCGCGCTGATCGTGCCGTCGCCGGCGGCGCTTACCGTGCCGGGCGGGCCGGCCGGGGCCAGGCTCACGATCAGGCTCTCCGCCGCCGTGAACTCCGCGCCCGAGCCGGAGCCAAAGCTGACGGCGATGGTCGCCCAGCCGCCATTCGCCGTGACCGAGGTGATATTGTAGACGCGCCATTTCGAGCCCGAAGCGTTGCGCAAATGGAGCTGCCCCCGGTTCACGCCGATCAGGGTGAGCCAGCCGGAGATATCCCCGCCCGCGCTGTTCAGATTGTCGATGTGGATCGCCGTCGCGCTGGCCGAGGCCGCATTGTTGAACCGCAGCAGCCCCGCGCCGGGATCAGCGGCCGCCGTGCCTGCGTCGAACACAAACCGCGTGCCGAAGCCCAGCACATTGCCGACCAGCGCGCCGATTTCGACCAGGGAATCGCCGAACAGCGGGATCAGCCTCGTGCGGTGGCCGCCGCCGCCCAGGCCCGTGGTCGGGTTGCGGTCGTCGCTGTACGTGTTGCCGTTGACGGTGAGAGTCGTCATCTAGCGGACCTCTTCGAAATTCAGGGGAACTGTGTCGCGATCGACATAGGCCAGGGTGATCGGATCCAGCGCGGCGTGGCGCGCCAGGAAAGCCTGGGTCAGATAGGTTTCCGGCTGATCCGGGAAGGGCAGCCACACGAAGGGCAGCGCCACGCCCAATTGGCGGTGCATCTCAAAGAAGCGCACCCGCGCCTCGCCGCGCGGCAAACAGTCGATCGAGCCGCGAAAAAATTTCACGTCGCCGCGCCGGTTGAAATACTTCGCCCCGCCTTCGGCCTCCAAGACCACCGTGCGATCCCTCAGCCCGTATTCCGAGCCCTTTTTGAAATTCACGCCCGGCGCATAGGCCCCGGCCAGATCGAAGTAGCCGAGCTGAAAGAAGCCGGCCGGGTTCAACGGGTCGGTGACTTCCACCCGGATCAGCCGCGCGCCCATCGGCTGCGGCGCCAGCACCGGCAGGATCGGGACATTGCCCAGCTTCTCCTGATCGCTGTATTTCCCATCCCACCAGCGATCATCTTCCCATTCCAGATCTTCGGTCTGGTAGACCGCCGGCCAGAACTCCAGACCCGCGCCGGACGGGCCGGGGCCGGAGTCATAGAGCAGGTCAGTCGCCGCCAGATCGGCATAGGCGCGGATCCGGAATGTCCCGTCATTGCTGGCGTTGTGGTTCACGAAGGTGAACATCTGCACCGGGGTTTCCGTGGCGAAGGTCACCTCGAACCGCGTATCCGTCGCCGCGGCGGAGCTGGAGCGCGCGACCCGCCCCAAGGGCAGCGACTTGATGTTGGCGATCGGCCAGCCCGCCAGCCAGGAGCCGGAACCGGCGGCGGGGGTGGCGAGCCCGGTCCAGACCGGGAAACCGATGGTTCCGTTCGTCATCCCCAGACATCCACTTCGATCACGGGTTTCTCTCCGCCGGCCGAGACCGTGAGGCCGATCACCTGAAACAGCTTGCCGGCGTCGAGACCGAAGCGCGGCAGCCGGATCTCCACGATCGCGCCCAGCTCCAGCGCCTCGATCAGCGCGGGCGTGAGGGCGGTCGAGACGACGTATCGATCGCGGCGGATCTTGAACAAGGCGAGGCGGCGATCGACTTCGGTCTGCGCGTCCGTCGCGTCGTCGATCAGGCTGTCGAAATCGCGGGTCCCGGCTCCGGGGAATTGCAGCAGCACGGCGGAATCAGTCGCGGTCGCCTTGCGGGTTTCAGTCGCCAGGAAGTTGCGCCTGGTCTGCGCGGGATCGGTCAGCACCGCCCCGGCCAGATCGCTGGTCTGCGGGGTCCAGCAGCGGGTATGCGTCAGGGTGCAAGTGGCGGGCGGCACGCCGCGCCCTGGATCATCCAGGGGGCGGCGCTCGATCGACAGGATATCCGCCGCGTTCGCCGGCGCTGCTTCCTCGCCATAGCCGGCGCGCAGGCGTCGGAAGCTCACCACCGGGGAGCCGGTCGGGTTGATCAGCCGGCCCGCGCGCAGCACCCCCAGGCGATCGAAGCCGAACCAGGCCCCGATGGAATTCACGATCGGCTCCAGCGCCGCGCGCACGGAAATTTCCTCGCGGGCGTAGAAGCCGACCACGGCGGAATTGGCGCTGTCGAGGGCGGCGATATCGGCCGCGCTGACCTCCGCTCCGGTCAGCCCGCCGGGGCCGGTGGCGATGGCGTTCAGGATCTGGCCGACGGTGCGATCGGCGGCCGAGGCCCCGGTGCGAACATCGGCGGTGATCAGCCCGCTGGGGCTGCCGCCCAGGCGGAAGCAACCCAAAGATGGGCAGGCGCGGAACTGACCCAGCCCCGGCGCCGCCGCCTCCATCGCCGTCAGATCGGCGTAATCCGGCGTCGCGCGGGTGAGCGCCTCGCCGCGATCATAGACGGCGAAGACCTCCGCCGCGCCGTTCCTCGCCTGATAGATCAGCTTGCCGGGGTTGACCTGATAGGGCTCGACGTCGCGGGTCAGGCCGTAAAGATCGGGCTTGACCTTGCCTTTCAGATCAACCGGGCCTTCGATCCCAACGGTGGTGGTGGTTCCCAGATAGCGGGCGGTCTGGAGCTTCCGCGAGTCCAGATCGGCGAGGCGGTCGCGCACCCGGAAACTGACCTCGTTGAAGCTGAATTCCGGCTGCTCCAGGGTGAAGCGCGCCAGAGTGACGGCCTCCGTGTAAGGCCGCGCGGCGTCCTCCAGCCACAACAGCCGGCAGGCCCCGCCGGCATAGCCGCCGGTCAGCAGACTATCCAGCGCGCCGTCCGGATTGGCGGCGGCGATTGCGCCGAAGCCGATCGTGACCGCGCCGGAGGTGGAGCCGTTCGACCAGCAAGAGCGCGTCCAGGACAGATCGCCGCGCAGCCGCCCCAGATAGAAGCCGGGCGCGGTCGGGTGATTGTAATCTTCCGTCGCCAGCCGGATGGTGGTGATGGTTCCCGCTGCGTCGCGGGAGTCGAGTTCGGCGAGAATCACCGACACTAAGCCGCCCTCGCCATCGGGTCGGAGCTGGCGAGGTTCGCCTTGCGCCGGATGGCGTCCAACGCTTCGGCCATCGCGGCTTGCGTCTCTGCGTTCATCTGCCCGGAGGCGGCGACGACGCGGATGAGCTGGTCGAGCTTCGCCTCCAGACGGGAGATGCCCTGCCCGCCGCCCAGAATCGCGTTTGTCTCTGACGGGTTGAACACCCGCGTGGGGCCGCCGCGCGGGCCGGTGTAGAGCAACTCGCCGGGATGGACGCGGGCCACTTCGCCTGCGTTGACCATGCCGCCCGACGCGAAGCCGCGCAGCATCTCGTTGCGCGCGTCGCGCAGGGCGATGATCCGGGCGGTGTATTCATTGGTGACGTTGGTCTGCGCGTCGCCGCGCGCGAAGGCCGAGAGGCCGGTCAGATCGCCGGTCACGCGGCCGTAGAGATCGGCGTAGCCGGCGCTGCTGGCGTAGAAGCCGCGCCCGCGCTCAAGCAGCGTCTGCGCGGCCCCGGTCACGCCCTGGGCTGCGGTCACGTCGCCGCCCATCGCCCGGCCCAGCAGATCCCGGTATTGCCGGGTCGCCAGGTTCAACTGCTCTTCCGGGGAGAGCGGCGAGACGGCGGACAGGCCAAGGGAGTCCGTGAATTTCTGGACCTGCTCCGCCACTCCGCGCCAGGCGCGCAGGGCTTCGTCCATGGCGGCGGCGATGTTGCCCATCACGCCCGCCAGGACATCGGCGGAGGCCTGGAGCTGCTGGCGGCGGGCGGCGCTCGCCTGCTCGATCACCGCGCGCTGATCGCCGACTTCCTTCAACCGCTCCGCCGCCAGCGTCTTCTCGACCTGCAGCACGGCCTCCGCGCCCAAGGCGGCGGCCTGTTTGCGCAGATCGGCTTCGGCCTTCGCGCGGACCATCTCGTCGGCCGCCGCGTTCTGGTTGGTCGCGCGCAGGAAGCGCTCCTCCAGCGGGCGGTTGAACTCGCTGACCAGGAACATCCGCTGTTTTTCGTAGGACGCCTTCACCTCATCGGTGGAAGAACTGAGGCTGGTCGCGGCGGCGTTCGCCTGTTCGAAAGCGGCTTTCAGCCCAGCCATGGCCGTTTCGGCTTGAGTCAGCGGCTCCTGCCAATTCACGAAGCCGTCGCGCAGGCTGCGCAGCCCGTCGACATATTGCAGCAGGGTCTCAAGATCCTGGCTGGTCGCGACCTTGGCCAGCCGGTCCTGAATATCCTTCGACAGGCCGGTGGTGGTGGCGTTCTTGATGATTGCGGTGACGGAGGCGGCCATCGCCTCTTCCAGCGTCTTGAACCGGCCGCGACCGCCGGAGGTGTCATCCCCGCCGGTGAACATCTTGAGGCCGGCGTCATAGCCCAATTCAGCGCCGCGCCCGGCCACCGCCGTGCCGGTGAACTTCCCGCCCAGCCGCTCGATCAGCTTGGCCGCGGCGTCCGCCACGCTCTGCGCGGCGTCCAGGTTCTTGGCGACGGCGTCGTAATTGTTGTCCTGGCTGGTGAAGCCCACATTCACCTTGCCATCGGCGCCGACGCCGAAGCCGATTCCGCCGCCGGGGCCGACCGAGGGTTTCTTGCCGCCGAATGCCCCGCCCAGAAAGCCGCCAAGCGCCGCGCCGATTCCCATCCCGACCGGGCCGCCGGCCAGGAAGCCCAGGCCAGCCCCGCCCAGCGTGCCGATTCCGCCGCCAACATTGCCCTGGGCGAATTGCATCAGCGCGCCGACGCCAACCCCGGCGAAGGGCAGATAGCTGGACAGCGCGCCTGCGCCATTGGCGGCGTTCAGGGCGGAGGCGGAAGGACCGCCGACGCCGGTGACGGTCCAGCCGCCGACCGCGCCCGGCGCGGCCGTGCCGAGGACGGAGCTGCCGAAACTGTCGATCCGGCTGGTGAGGCCATCCATCAGCCCGCCGCCGCCGAAGCCGGGCATTTGGAAGCCGCCGCCGCCTGATCCGGGCTGGCCGGAGCCGAGACCCACGGCGGAGCCGAGGCTGCGCAGGGCGGGCGTGACGGCGACGGCGCTGAGATATTCCGCCGCCGCGTTCAACAGCACTTTGCGAAACGCCTGACCGACATTCAGCGTGCCGGTGAACAAACCCTCGAAGATCTGCGCCGTGCCGCGCTGCAGATTGTCGAACAGGTTGCGCATCGGCCGGGCGGCCTCTTCGGCCTGGCGTTCGGCGATGCGCGCGGCGTCGGTCGCGGCGCGCTCGGCTTCCCGGTTGCTGCGCTCGCTGTCGAATTTCTGCCCGGCCGCCAGCTCGACCCGCTTCAATTCGGCCTGGTACAGCTCCTGATCGACATCCACCAGACCCTTCTTCAGAGCGGTCTCGGCTTTCAGCCGTTCGGCCAGCACGGCGCGTTCGCGCGCGCCAAGGCTGATCGCGGCGGCTTCATCTTCCAGGCGGTTCACTTGTTCGGCGACGGTCTCCAGGGCGCGATCGCGCGCTTCCTGCTCCTGCGCCGCCGCCCGCGCGCTGTCGACCGCGTTCTTCTCCGCTTGGCGCGCGGCGTCGGTTGCCGCCTTTTCGGCGGCGCGCGCGCCTTCGGCTTCGGCCTTCCAGCGGTCTTCGGCCGATTGCTTCAGCCGCAGCAGCGCGACCGCCTGATCGCCGGCGGCCTTGGCTTGCGCTTTCTGGTCGGCGTCGGACAGGCCGACCAGCTTGGCGCGGATGGCGGTTTCGGCTTTTTCGCGCGCCTCCAGCTCCTCGATCGCCTGCCTGGACAGGCGCGAGCGGACTTCGGCCTTCGCCAGATCCGCCGCGCGCTCCTTCTCCAGCCCGGCGAGGCGATCGGCGAGGGCCTGTTTCTGGGCTTCGACGCGGCGCTGATCATCCGCGTCGGCGGCGGCCGCCGCCGCGCCGATCTGGTTTTCCAGCGCCAGGATGTTTTTCAGGATTTCCGCGCGGGTCTGATCGTTCTCCGCGCGATCGAAGCGCGACTGGACGATCGGCTGATTGGCGTCCAAGACGCGCAGCCGCTCTCGCTCATTGGCGAGCTGCGCGTCCGGCCCGGCCGGCGCGACCATCCTGGTGGCGCCTTCCGCCACGCGGCGCGCGGCCTCCATGGCGGAGACGATGCCCTTGGAGACCCCGAGCGATCTGTCGAGCTGCGCCAGGAACAGCGTCCAGGCGTTGGACATTTCCGTGCTGGCGCGCTCCACCGTTTTCGGCAGGGCGGCAAACATGCGGTCGGCGTCAGAACCGGCGTTCAGGATCGCCTTGAACACGCGATCGGAGACCAGCTCGCCAGCCGCGCCCATGTCGCGAAGCTGGCCGACCCCGACGCCGAACTCCTTGGCGATCGCCTGCCCGAGCGAGGGCATGGTTTCCAGGATGGTGCGCAGCTCGTCGCCGCTCAGGCGACCAGAGGCGAGCGCCTGACCCAATTGCAGCGCGCCGGAGGATGCCTCCTGCACGGTGGCGCCCGACGCGATGGCCAGCTTCTGGACGATCTCCGTGGCGCGGGAGACTTCCTGCACGCTGGTCGCGCCGGCGTCGGCGGCCGATCGGCCGATCCGGGCGAACAGGCCGGCCGTCGCCTCCAGCGGCGCGCCCACGGCTTGCGCGATGCGCGCGATCTCGCCGAAGCTCTGGCCGCCGCCCATCAACCGCTCGGTGGCCAGATTCGCCCGGACGGTCATCATGGCGACCTGATCGCCGGCCTGGGCGATGGTGCGCTGCACAGCAGTAAATGTGTCGGCGACTTCTTTTATAGCCGTGACGATAAGGCCGTATTTGCCGGCTGTAGCCAGAAAGCTCAAAGAGCTTTCAGTTGACGCCTTTCCAGAATTCGTCATCTGGTTCTGAGCGTCGGCGACTTTCTTCAGCTTCTCGGTCTGCGCGTCGAGCAGGCGGGAATACTGTTCCGCGCTGATCTTGTTGGCGTCGAGCGCGGCCCCGGCGCGGCGCTCAAGCGCTTCATATTGCTGGCGGGCGCGGGCGGCGGAATCCGTGGCCGCAGCCAGCTTCAGATAGGTCTGGTTCTGAGTGGTGAGCGCGTCCTCCAGCCGGCCGGCGGTCTTGCCGGCGGAATCGAAAGCCTGACGCAGCTGGTCCAGATTGCGCTGGGCCTGCTGCGTTCGGATATCGATCTCTGTGACCGGGTTATTCGCCATGCGGGATTAAGCCTCGTTCAGTTGGAGGGTTTCGAGATCGCGCAGGAGCCGCCATTCGAGCGGCGTGGGGGAATTCCCGGTCAGATCGGACCAGGCTTTGAGATCGGCCCAGGGCAGGCGGGCCGGAACCGGGATCTGCATCGCCCCGCCCGGCCCGGAGGCCGTGACCATGCCGAACTGCCGGCCCGCGCCAAGCTCCCGGTGCCAGTCCCAGAGATGGGCCGCCGCCGGGGGGCAAGGCGGAAGAGTGAGCTGGGGCGGGCGGCGCTTGGTCTGTTCTTCGACGCTGATCAGATGCTCTCGGAGGGAGCGGCCGTCGGACTGGCGCTTGTCGAGCTGGAAATTCGCTCGGGCGAAGGATCGGAGGTCTTCGGTGATTTCGGCAAAAAATCCTGGGTTCTTCCCAAGGCGGCCTGGATCTGGTCGCGGGCGAAGCCGAAGGCGGATTCCTTGAAGATCCTGAGCTTGTTTTCGTCGGTCGCCTTGAAATCAGCGCCTTCGAACTGGACCGGGGACCAGCCGATCACGCGGGCGGCGGACCAGCCGGCGAAGAAGGCCGAACTGGCTTCGGCGTCTTCCTCATAGGGCTGGCCGGCGGCCTTGGCCGCCGCTTCGGCGCGCTCAAGCCCGGCGCGGAAGCGGCGCAGCTCGGCGTTCAGGAGATCTTGCTTGGGGTGCCCAGGGCCCATCAGATTGACGGTCCAGCCGCTGTCGCTGCCATCTGGCAGCTTGATCATCAGCGGGAGGGAGGCGAGATAGGTGATGCGGGAGAGGTCGAATTTTGACACTGAAAAGCCTTTCGGTTGGTCTGGCGGGGCTCTGTCGGGGCTCGTCAGCCTTGCTGACGAACCCGACAAGCGCGCCCTAGCGGGGCTTGTGACGACGCGAAGCGGCGGAACAAACACGCGCAAGGCGCGCCCGGTGGGAGGTGGAGACAGGCGCCCGCAAACGCGACGAGGTGGGGATTGGCGAGCCGGCCCTTCGACAGGCTCAGGGTGAGGAAAAGGAAACAGGCGCCTTGCGCAGGTTTTGGCGCTTTGCGTCAAAGCCCTGCTAGGGCTCGGGGCGCGCGTTTGAGCCCTGCGGGCTCAAGCCGCGCTAGGGCTCGGGGCGCAGGTTTTGGCGCAAAGCGCCAAAGCCCTGCTAGGGTATCTCAGTATCCTGGAAGGCGATGGTGGTGAGGTCGGTGGCCGTGCCGGCGCCGCCGGCGGCGTTCAGGATCGCCTGGAAAGTGTAGTTGCGGATAATGCCTTGCTGGCCATCGGTCTTGTCGGCCTGGCCCAGCTTCAGATTGTCGATCTTGAAGGCGAAGCAGGGGGAATTCGCCGCCGTGGAGCCGGTCAGGTAGCTTTGCAGGGCGATGTTGCTTTCATTGATGAAGGCGTCGCGCAAGGCTCCGTCCTCGAAATAGGCGGAAAAGCTGCCAGTGACGATCTTGCGGCCGGGGAACAGATCCGGGGTGATGTTGGAGCCCACGACCTGGGCGTTGGTGAGGCCGGTCTCCAAGGTCATTTGCAGGCTGGTGACGGTGGCGACGTCGACGCCGCCGACGCGCAGGCGGCCGTTGGGCGCGGCCAGCACGCCGGCCGTGCCCGCCGCCGTGGGGGTGGTGTAATAGGCGGCGCCGGCCGTGACCATGTCATAGCCGAGGAAGCCGATATCGATCTGGGTGATGCCGTTGGCCTGAAGATTGAGGCCGAGGCGCTGGACCGAACAGCCGCCGAACTGTTCGGACAGCAACGTATCCGGGTGCCACTCCTCGATCCAGAAGCTGTCGTCGGTATGGCCGGTCTGCGGGATCAGCAGCTTGCGGCCGGTGACCGAGACCGTGACGCTGTCGCCGGAGGCCTTGGCGGCGAAGGGGGCCGGGGCGCCTTGCAGATCGGCGATCGTCATCACCGTGGGGGTGAGGGTGAGGATGCGGCCGTTCTTGGCGTTGTTGGCCGTGCCGGTGGTGGTCCAGCCGCTCTGTCTGACGATATCCCCGACCTTGTGGCCGTCGGTGAGGAAGGAGCCGGCGGCGCGGGTGAGAGTGAGGATATTGCCGGAGACGGTGGCTGCGATGGTGGTCAGAGCGCCGGTGGTCGCGCCGGTCGCCCAGGCCGCGCCGCAGGCGGCGGCGAAGAAATCGGCGTAGCTGTTGGGCGCCAGCTCGCCCCGGATCGAGCCTTCGACCGAGCGGGCGCCATGCCGGAAATCCGCGAGCTGGTAATCCGTGCGGATCTCTTCGGACTGGTAGGCCTGCTTGCGCAGCGAGAAGCTGGATTCGACGCGGCGAACGACCTGCGCGCCGGTCGCGCCGGGCGCGGTGTTCGGGGTTCCCGCCGTCTCCTTCTTGAAGGCGAGGCGCTTGTTTACGCCGATAGCAATGGGCATGGGGTTCTTCTCCTATCCTACGAAATCATGACGGAAATCGACCACCACAGAGCGGCCGAACCAGGCGCCTTCCATCGCGTCGGACGGAAGCGGATCGATGCGCGGCTCGCCGTCGCAATTCACCTGACCGACGGCTGCGGCGAAGCTGGTGACGCGAAACAGATCGGCAAGCTGCTGGCAGGTGGCGTTCAAGGCCGCGTCGCCGTCGCCATCCGGGACCAGCACGTGAACCGCGAAGCTGGCGAATTCGCGATGGAGATGCGAGCCGGTCGCGGCGATGCCCGCCGTGACCGGGGACGAGCCCAGAAAATCGAAGACGAAGAACATGGTCGGCGGTTTCGGGACCTGGAAGCGCTTGCCCGGCCAGCGGATCGGCATGGCGGGATAAGCCGTCGTGATCCGGTTGCGAATGGCGGTGAGCGCGTCCGGCAGGGGCATTACTGAAAGCTCCAGCGTTGCGTGACCGACAGCGCCGGGTAGTTGATCGCGGATCCCCTGGGGGAATCCTTGCGCGCGACGATCCGGCCGCCGGACATCACCCGAGTGGAGGCGTTTTTCAGGCGGTAGTTGCGGCCGACGCCGGGGGGAAGCTGGATGAAGCGGACCGTGATCAGAAAAGCCCTGGTTCCGAACCTGGCTTTCGCCGCGTTGCTGACCCGATCGACGATGCCGGGCGGGACCGACAGGGCCTTCGCGCCGCGCAGTTGGATCTTGCGGGCGTAAGGCACGGGGTTGACGATGGTCAGCTCCGCGTCGGGATCGATCGCATCGCCGCGCCAGATCTGGCCGCCGACCAGGGCCAGCCAGGCGGCGCGGTAATTGCCGGAGCGCGCAGGCGAGAAGCCGCGCGCGGCCTGCAGGGCGAACTGGGCCACCTCCGCCAGGCGTGAGATGCGAAACAGGATCACGCCCGGAACATCGACCGATTCCAGCGGCGCGCCCCGGCGGCGATCCACGAAGGTCTGAACTTCCGGATCTTCCGGCGCAAGCCCGGCGTCTTCCTTCAGCCGAGCGCGGGCGGCGGCGACATGGGCGGCGCGGGTCTGCGCTTCTGCGCCCTGCATCGCGACCTGATACTGCCGCGCGAAGCCTTGGGATAGACGCATCAGCCCGCCAGATCCACGACATAGGCCAAGAGCTGGCCCTGGGCGCGGAGACGGGCGTCGTCGACGCCGGTGATCTTGTAGACCTGGCCGAAGATGGTGAGCTTGTCGCCGGGGACCGGGGCGACCGTGAGATCGGCGGCCAGGAGTCTGGCCTCGACCGCGCCTTCGACCACGTCATCGACGATTTCGCCCTTCTTCGCCCCGCGCAGCACGGCGCGGACCTGCGCTGTGACGGGCTGGTCGTTCACGTCATAGCGGGTATGCGTGGCCAGGGCCGCGCGGGCGGCGAAGGCGCGGGCGTAACTTGCGATCGGGTTCATCACGGCCTGGCGTAGCTGCGGAAGCGCTCAAGCTTGGCTTTCAGGTCATAAAGCGAACCGCTGTCGGCGACGCCGCCGACCCAGTAATCGAATTTGTAGACGTCCGGGGCCTCTTCCGACTTGATCAGCGGGTCGCGGCTGCGGCCGGACCAGCGCGCCTTGACCAGGGTCAGGCAGGCGTCGCGCAGCGCCGCCGGGGCGGAGGCCGGCAGGGCGTATCCGGCCTGATAGACGACTGTCACCTTGGCGGCGGTCCAGGCGGCGGGCCGATCGCCGGACAGCCGGCGCAGCAGGCCCGGCTCCGGCTGGGCCTCAAAGAGATCGGAGGTCAGCAGCTCGCCGTCCTCCGTGACCGAAGTGACCGAGGCCAGCGGGAAGCGGGCGAGCTGCAAGGCCGGGGCCGGACGCTCCAGGCGGAAGGTCTGGCTGATCGTCTCCTGGCCGAAGCTGCGGCCGCAATAAGCGGCGATCACCGCGCTTGCCTCGGTGATTTTCTCCTGCAGCCACGCGTCATCCGCAGTTCCGGCGATCTGCAGCTCGGTCTTCAGGCTCGCAAGCGACGCCAGATCCTGCGAAGAGGCTGGCGTCGTCACGGTGACGGTGGCGTAGGACATCACTTCTTCTTGGCGGCCGGCGGGGCGGCCGGGGCTTCAGGCGGGGGGGCGGGCGGATCGCAATCCGGGCAATCCGGTTGATCGCAGGCTTCGCAAGGCGGAGGATCGCAGGCTTCAGCCAAGCCGTCGCGGATCAGGATGGCGGCGAGATCGTCGCTGACGTCGATCGGTTGGTCCTGGATCAGGGCGGTCGGGTTGGACGCGCCGTTTTCCCAGGCCGAAGTGGTGGTGAGGGGTTTGAGCCACATGAGCGGGTCTCCAGATGAAGAAGAGGAAAAAAAGGGCGATCCTTTCGCCACTTCCTGCGGCGCGGCGGGCCGCTCTGCAGGAAGTGGCTGTCGGGTCGCAGCGCGCGTTTGCGGGTTTCACCCGCAAGCCGCGCTAGGGCACCGGCTGGATGGTGGCGGGGTTGCCGCGGACGATCGCGGCGGAGCTGGTCGCGCCGGTGGTCGCGGTGGCGACCGTCATCGTCACGCGGATGAAGCGGCGGGAGCCGCTATAGCCGACGCGCTGGACCGTGTTGTTGCCGGCGGCGGAGGTGACCGCCGAGAAGCTGCCGATCAGATCGGCGGCGGCGACGGCGGTGAAGGTGGTGCCGTCGTTGGATTCCTCAAGCGAGGGGGTATGCGTGCCGTCGGTCCAGGTCCCGAAATGGACCACGGCCATCGCGCCTTCGAAGCCGCGCAGATCGACGGAAACGCCGTTGGCGGTGGCGGCGCGCGCGGCCGGCGCCAGAGTGTGGACCGCATCCATATTGGAGCGGAGATCGCGGTAAGCCATGACAGGGCTCCTTCAGAGCGGAGAGGGGGAAAGAGGCGCGTTCGGGGCTTTCGCCCACGAGCCGCGCCTGAAGCTGACGTGATCGCCTCCGCGCGTTTCGCTTGCGATCGTTCGCCTGTGGCGAGCCGACGCAGGCAAAGCCGCGCTAGGGCTCAGGCGGCGCGTTTGCGGGCTTACGCCCGCGAGCCGCGCCTGGGATCAACCAAAGCGCATGAACTTCACGCATTCGAACTGGACCACGTCGCCGCCGACGCGCTTGATCGAGTAGAAGCGGACGAAGGGCTTGTTCGTCACATTGTCGCGGATGGTGCGCACGCCGATGCGATCGACGATGGTGTAGCAGCGCGCGAAATCGCCGAAGGCCATGCTGAGCGAGTTAGCGGCGAGCGCCGGCATATCCTCCGCGTAGAACACCGGGTAGCCCAGCAGCGTTTCCGGCACGCCGGCCTGCAGCGAGGGCTGCCAGAGATACTGGTTGGTGGTGTCCTTGAACTTGCGCACCAGCTGCATGACCGAGCGGCGGGTGAGGAAGCGAGCGTTGGTGAGATATTCCGACTTGACCGCTTGGACCAGATCGAACAGGCGATCAGCCGGCGCGGTGGCCGGGAAATTGGAGGACACGCCGGTCGCGATATGCTCAAACGTGCCCCAGGCGCGGGTATCGTCCGCCGTGGCCGCCGTCGGGTAGGTGGTGATGCCGCGCGGCTGAGTGACGCCGTCGCCGGTGATGAAGGCGGTGTTTTCCAGCCGGGCGAAGCGGTCGGCGACCTTCTCCGCCAGCCAGGCTTCGACGTCGATCGAGCTGTCGTCCAGCATCTTCTGCGTCGCGTCCGGCTGGGCGAACATCTCGCGGGTGGGAATGCGCCACTGGCCAAGCGCCGGCGTGCCGGTGACCGGGCGGGCCGCCGTCTCGCCGACCCAGCCGGCGCTGGCCTGATCGGTGTCGCGCAGGCCTTCCAGCGCATCGGTGCCGATGGTCTGGACGGTGCAAATCTGGCGCATCGGCGAGGTTTCGAACACGCGGGTGACGATCGCGCCAGTGCGATCGGGCGTGACCAGATAGCCGCCGTCCGGATCGGCGCCGACCGCGAGGGTCTTGCGCTCCGAATCGCTGAAATGCTCATTGCCGTTGCGCAGAAACTGGTTGAGGACGGTCTTGTAAGCGCGATACCCATCCGCATCGAACTGTTCGGCGCGGCCGTTTCGGGTCGCCGCGATGGTATGGTTCATCGCCTTCAGCTCGGCCGCGAACTTGTCGTCGCCTTCGCCGCCCGAGAAGGACTGGCGCGCCAGCTTCTTCTCCAGATCCTCCAGATGCTTGTCAGCCTTGGATTTGGCGTCAGTCAGCTGATCGAGGCGATCGTTCAGCTTCTGGATTTTCTGCGTGGTCAACGGATCAGGCTGGCCGGCCTTCTTGATCTGGGCCAGCTCTTCTTCCACCGATTTCTTGAAGGCCTCATGCGTGGTGCCGAGGTCTTCGATGATCTTCTTGATTTCGCCGTCGAGGGGCATGGGGTCAACCTTTCATGCGGGTTAGCAGGCCGCGCAGGGCGGCGAGGGTTTCTTCGGAGTCGGGGTCGGATGGATCCGGGGTCAGCGCGTCCCGCGCCTCGCCCCTGATCGCGTCCAGAGCCTTGAAGCCGCCGGCCAGCAGGGCCTTGGCTTCGCGATCGGACAGAGGAGGGAGCGTCCCGCTCTCCAGCGCCCGTTCGAATTCGCGGATGGTGAAGCCGGCTGCGGCGGATTTGATGGTCGCGACCTGCGCCTGCGCCAGCATGGGATCATCGACGATCGAGATCTCGATCAGATCGATCTGCTTCAGCGTGCGGCGCGGCTCGCCCGGCTTCTTGCCGTAATCCACCTTCTTGGCGCGGTAGCCGATCGAGAGGCCGCGCATCGCCCCGCCCTTGACCAGCTCGTAGCGATAGGCCCCGGCGTCGGTGTTCAGGCCCAGCAATTCGCCGGAGACGGAGAGGCCTTTCGCATCTTCCGTGATCGACCGCCAGACGCCGACCGGCAGCGGATCGGAGCCCGCCATCGCGCCGTGGTTCAGATACATCGGCACGGCGTAGCCGCGCGCCTTCATGGCCGCCAGGCTTTGCGTGAACGCGCCGGGGGCGACCATGTCGCCGCCCTGGTCGATCACGCCGAACAGCGAGGCGTAGCCTTCGAAAGAGCCGGGCGCGGCTTCGGGCCCGGCGAGCTTCAGCTCGACGGGGATGGCGAGACGGTCATGCATGGGCGACCCCTTATGCGGGAGGCGTGAGGGCGGGCGGCGTGGCAGGGGGCGGATTGCCGAGAACCATGTTCAAGGGCGACAGGATTTCATCCAGCCCGTCGATCGGGTTCATGTCCTCAAAGGCGCGGACTTCGTTGCGGGTCAGCCAGCCATCGGTGATTCCGCGCTGGTAGAACGCCGCCCGGCTGGCCGGATCGCCGCGCAGCCGGGCCTGGAACATGATCTTGGGGTAGAGGCCGCCCTCCAGCTCGTCCATGGTCAGCAGGCTGCGGGCGACGCGCTGTTCGACGCGGGCGCCCCAGGGAACCAGATCATGGGTTTCATGGGCGAGGAACATCTGCTCCGCGCTGGCGTAAGTGGCGGCCTTGTCGTTATGGCCGACCATGATCGGCATGCAGCGGAGCGCGCGGCAGATCTCCTCGATCTGGAAAGCGCGGGTGGCCAGATGTTCGGCGTCGACGCCGGTCATGCTGAAAGCCTGGAACTTGGCGGCGCGATCGAGCACCAGCGGGCGGTGGGCCTGGGCGAGGCCGATATGCTTTTCAATCGCGGCGGAGAGCTGTTCATACTGCTCGGGCGCCAGGATGCCATCGACCGACCAGGCGCCGGAGGTCTGCAGCCCGTTGGAATGCAGCCGGGCGTGCTGCTCTTCTGTGGCCAGCGCCAGCCCCAGGGCTTCGCGCGCCAGATCCAGCCCGGCGGCGAGGCCGCGATAGCCATCAAGCGACGGACCCAGGATCTTCAGGATATCGGCGTCCTCCACGGTGATTCGGCGATAGCCGCCCTCGGAGCCGACCTGCAGATCGATCTGGTAGTAGACCGACCAGTCATTGCGCCGCTTGACCGTGACCCAGGGCGCGGGCAGCGGCAGCAGCTCGATCACTCTTTGCTGGCTGTCGCGCAGGATCAGGGCGAAACCGCCTTTGCCGAGCACGGCGTTGACCATCAGGAACTCGACGAACTCGAACCAGGTCTGAAAGCCGTTCGGGCCGCGCTTGACCAGGCGGGTGATCGGGTGATCGAGCGCCTCGGTCTTGCTGCGGCCGTCCTGCTGGAAGATCTTGAGCGGCAGTTGGGCGACGCCCTGGGACAGCACGCGGGTGACGCACAAGGCCGTCGTGCATTGCAGGGCGCTTTCCCAGGTGATCGAGACGCCGGAGCGCGACGGGCCGCCGCCGAAGGCGGCGCGCAGAGCGGCCAGCACCTGTTCGTTCAGAGTCGCGGTCTGGCTTTTGCGGGCGAAGGGCCAGAGCCGGGGCCAGAAACCTGCTTTCGCCATCAGGCGGTTTCCCACCAGGATTTCTTCGCCGCGGCGGCGGTGACGCCGGAGAGCGCGGCGCCGACGGCCATGGCGTTGGTGACCAGGCCGTCGATGCGGCCGCGCGAGCGCAGCTTGTCGAAAGCGCGATTGCCCTGCCCGTCTTCGTCGATCGCGGCGTTCATGACGCAAAGGTCGGTGACGCGGGAGGCGTCGATCGTGATCGTGCCGTTCAAGATCGCGTCCTCCAGTTTCGTGACGGAATGCGGCATGACCAGCTGGATTTCCTCCAGCGCCTTGTCGCCGACATTCACGCGCTTGCCCTGGCCGTGGCGCATCATCTTGAGCGCGCCGGCCGGGGCGTAGAGCGCGCTCTCTTCGCCGGTCCAGATCCAATGCTGCAGTTCGACTTCGTGGCAGGCGGCCTGGAATTCTGCGAAGAAGGCGGCGTCGAAGACCAGGGCCTGGACGTCATGTTCGGCGACCAGCCGCTTGACCTGGGCTGCGATGAAGGAATAGCGGATGGTGGGGCCGGGGACGGCGGTGAGCAGGCCCTCGGCGACATATTCCATGTAGGGGGCGAGGTCTTCGCGGGCGCGTTCTTCCAGGCCGTCGCGGGCGGTCCAATACCAGGTCTTGGTGAGCAGATGGCCATTGGAGGAGCCGTCGGCGCGCTGCCAGATGGCAGTGAGGGCGGTGAGGTCGTTCTTCTGGCTGAGATCGAGCGCCAGCCAGCAGCGCAGGCCCTTCAGTTCGTCCGGATCGACCTTGCCTTGGACGGCGCGCCAGGCGCTTTCCTCGATCCAGTATTCGGCCGAGCCGACGGGAATGCCGAAATAGAGGCGCTTGACCGAAAGCGCCGTGCTGATCAGGACCTGGGCGGTTTGCACGCGGCCCCGGATGTTCTCGATCGGAAAGGTGACGCCCAGAGCGGGCAGCGCCTTCGGCCAGCAGGCCTCGTTGGTGAAGACGTCCTTGCGGTCGGCCTCATCGACGCGGGCGATGAAGGCGAAGGCTTCGTCGTCGCGGTATTGGCCGGTGACGACGGCCTGATAGAATTCGCTGTACTGGGATCCGACGAGCTGATCGACGGCGGGGGTGTTGGTGCCCATCAGCATCAGCGCGTCTCCGGGCATTTTCGCGATGGCTTCCTGCCAGGTCTCGATGGCGGCGTTGGTCTTGAACTCGTGGATCTCGTCGGCCGCGACGAAGGTGGGGCGGGGGCCGGAGACGTTCTGGTTGTTGGCGAGCGACTGGAAGATGCTGTCGCTGTCGAGGTGTTCGATCTTCCAGGCGTTGTCGCCCTCGCCGCGCAGGATGACTTCGCCTCTGGCGACCAGGCTGTCGCCTTCCTCGCCGCCGGGGATGGGGCCGCGACACATGGCGACGGCGTCCTTGAACAGCACGTTCGCCGTGGCCTTGTCCTGGCCGATCGCGAACGCCTTGGCGCGGGGGACGCCGTAGAAGCCCATCATGTAGAGCCCGATCGCCGCCATCAGCGGGGATTTCGCCTGGCCTTTGCCGGTCTCCAGCCAGCCTTTGCGGAAGCGCATGCGGCCCGACGCCAGCCGCCAGCCGAACAGGGAGCCGACGCAGAAGATGTGCCAGAGCAGCAGGTTGAAGGGTCGGCCGACATGCGCGCCCTCGGTGATGGTGAGCACGGAAGGCGGGAAGTTCAGGGCGTGGGCGGCGCGCTCCGGGCTCCAATGCAGGCCGCGGCGGGCGCCGTCGCGGAGATCTCGCAGGTGGCGTTCGGCCGCGTGGCGGACCAGCTCGCCGACGGTGATCTTGCCGGCGACGGCCGCCCTCGCCCAGGCGGTGGTGGGGTCGGCCAGATCGGCCTTGGTGAGTTTCCAGAGGCGCTTGCCCATCAGGCGCGCAGGGGCTTGAGGTAAGCGTCGGCGGCGGAGGCTTTCTTCGGTTGCTTCTTGGCCGGGGCGGTCTGGCCACGCCGGCGGGGGGTGATGCCCAGCTCCATCTCCGCCGTGGTGGCGTCGCTGTCGGCCTGGCGCTGAACGACCTGCCATTGATTTAGCATCGCCGTGCCGTTCTTGGCCTTGGTCACCGCGCCGTGAAGGAACATCTGCGAGGACGCGTAATCGTACTGAACATAGGCCAGGACCAGACGCTGGATTTGATGCGCGTTCTCCGCCGCCAGCGTGCCAGCCGTCCGCAAGGCCGCGACGATCCGCAACCAGTGACGATGCGCCGACTCGCGCAGGGGCTTGTTGTCGATCGTCGACTCGGCCGGATCCGCCATCAAGGCCAGCTGGGCCTTCTTCGGCTTCGCCACGTCAGGGATCAGCAGCGACCAGTTCGGCTCTTCGATGTCCTCGCCGCCGCCTGGGAACGCTGTGAGAGCCGGCGCCAATTTTGACCCCCCCTCCGATTTCTGTTCTGAGTGCGAACGGTGTCCCCTACCGGTTCTGCCCCCAAACGGCCCAGAGATTTGCACCCCCCTACCCACGGCGCCGCCAGGGGTGGTTCGGGTCGAGGGGCCGGCCGTCGGCGTCGAGGCCCTTGACGATGAAGCGTTCGACGCGGGGTCCGCCGCCGCCGCCGGAGGATTTCTCGCGGTGCGCCTGGTTGTCATGAGCAGCGCAGAGCGTGCGGAGGTTCGCCTGGTCGAGAGCCGCGCCGCCCTGGCTGCGCGGGATGATGTGATCGACGCGGGCCTCGCCCTTGCCGGCGACGCTGCGGCGGCAGACCACGCAGCGAAACCCGTCGCGCTTCAGCGCTGCCAGCCTGACAGCGCGCCATTCCTTGCTGAGATAGAAGGGGTCGGTGGTCTTGCTTGCCCGCGTCGGGCGCAGTTTTCCAACGATGGGATTTTTCATGCCCGTTCTGTCCCCGCCTTGTCAAGCGCCATTTTCAGACGGGTGATCTCGTCGTGAATCGTCGCGGCCAATTGCCCGTGCCGGATCCGGTACAGATCCTCCACCGCGCGCAGCGTCGAGCCATGAACCAGCACGAACAGGATCGCGTCGCTCCGCACCTGCCGCGCCGACCAGTCCGCCCTGACCATGCGATACCAGCGGATCAGATGCTCCTCGCGATGCAGGATCACCGAGAGGGTCGCGGCCGCGTTGCTGGTCCCGTCCACCTTCTCGCGCAGCGCCTGAGCCGGGATGTTCGCGCCGGTCACGCCGGCCTCATGCGCCGCCTGCAGCATCTCCACGATCAGCAGCTCGCGCTTGCCCCAGCGAAACCGCTCGACCAGCGTCTTGAGCGCCCGCAGCCTGCGCCTGGCCAGCAGCTCGCGGGTGGCCACCTTCTCCACCCCAACCACCAGCGCCGGAACGCTCTCCTCCGCCAGCGTTCCGACAGCGTTCCGCTCTTTGTTCCGGACTATCATATTGATATCCCTCTATAATCTATCATCGGAACACCGGAACGGTCATAAGCGGATGCAATGCGCGCAGGCGCACGCGCACGCACGCGCATCACGAGGCTTCCGCGCGAAATTCCGTTCCGATCGCAAAAGCCCAATGAAATCAACGCGCCGACCGGAACAAACGCCGGAACGCGCCCGGTACGCTGTTCCGCCCGCCGTTCCGCTCTCCACCCGATCGACATCTCAGAAGCCCTGGAATTCGCCCAAATCCCGCTGATCCGCTTCCTGGGCTGGATCGGGGGGGCCGGGGGGAGCGGCGGGGTCGGCGTCCAGATATGTCGCGGCCCTGGTCGGCAGATGCTCGAGCGGGATCAGCTTGGCCCGGCTCTTCGCCCCGGCGAACTGCACCGGATGCGGCCAGGAATCCACGCCTCTCAGGTTCTTCAGCGCCCGGCCCCAGGCCCCGTCTTTCCAGGGCGTGTCCCTGAAGATCTTGGTCAGCGCGCCATGCGAGTTCGCCACCAAGAGACAAGGCTCGCTCAACAGCAGCCCGCCCGTCTCCACCCGCAGCCCGTAAGACGGCAAGGCCAGCCGCGCGTTAATGGACGTCTCGTCATGCCCCAGCGCGTTGATCACCAGCTGACCCAGCGTCGCCTTGTTCCCGCCGCTCCAGGCTTCCGCCATATAGCTGAACAGATGGTTCAGGCAGCGCTGCGCCTCGCTGTTCTCCGCTTCCTCCAGCTTGATCTGGTTCACCATCGGCTGGAACGCGACGGCGGCCGTCATCGCGGCCTCCACGCTGGTCTCCTCGTCCGACAGCATCACATCCCGCCCGGCCAGCAGCGCGCCAAGCTGGTCGGCCTGGCGGGGCGTTGCGCCCAGAGCCTGAAACGCCGCGCGCCAGGCCGCGAAGTTCGCCAGGTAGCGTCGATAGCCGGCATAGGCGCGGGCGCGCAGCGCCGGCCCCATCGCCTCCGCCCAGTCCATCGCCTTTTGCACGCGCAGCTCCTGCCGCGCCGTCTTCTCCGGGTCGCGCTGGGGAATGCTGAGCAGCTCCAGCTCGGTGATGCGCGATCGGTCCTGCGGGTCCAGCGCCGGCGGGTTGATCGCGGCCATGAACACGCTGGCGATGATCGTGTATTTCCGGGTCTGCCCGTCCGGGCTGCCGCGTTGCACGGTCGCCCCGCCCTTGGCGGCCATATGCCGGATCAGCTCGATCACCGGCTCGAACCGTCCGCCGCTCTCGCTTTCATCCAGCAGAATGCCGCGCGCCTCGCCCGCGCCTTCCTGCCGCACCGAGGCTTCGGAGAAGTTATTCACCGGCGCCCGGCCGATCACGCTGCCCACCAGATTGCACAGCCAGGTCTTGCCGGAGCCATGGATGGCGGAGACCAGCATATGCGGATGCCAGCGATGGGAGACCGCGCCCATCAGAGCCGCGCCGATCCACCCCACCACCAGCTCCGCCGCCTGAGTCCCAAGCGCCCAGGGCCACAGCTCGATCGCGCGCAGCAAGGTATGGCCATCCGCTTCGCTCGCCGGCTGCCGGCGCGGCAGGGGCGTGGCGGGGAAGGCCGGGTAGATCGCGGAGCCGACCTTGATGCCCGATCGCATCGCCTCCGGCCCGGCCTCAGTCCAGCGGATCAGGATATCGCCGCAATGAGAGATCGCCCCGGTGGCGTCCGGCCAGAAACCCGGCCCGCGGATCGAGGCGGAGGGCGAGAACAGCCCCTGCCGCGCGCAGAGCTGCATCAGCGTCTGCGCTGCGTCCTTATGCGCCCAATCGACGACATTCCCGTCCTTGTCCTTCTTCGGGCATTGCTCTTTCAGCCAGGAGGCGTCGCCATTGAACAGCGACAGGATGCCCAGCGGGCTCAACCCGCGCACATCCAGCCGGCGCAGCTCGCCCGAGCGCGACAGGAAGAAGTAATTGCCATCGGCCTGACCGAGAGGAATGGGCGGAATCGCGCCGGAGGCCGGCTCGTCCAGATCCTTCTCGTCCCAGCCCAGCAGGAAGCGTTCGCCGCGCGCGGTCATTTCAGTCCGCCAATCGTCTGGAGCTGCGCAATATCGTTAAAATCCATGCCTTCGGGCGGCTCCATGATCCGGATCACGCGGCCGGGCCGCTCATGCCGCTTCACGGCCGCCATGCGGGCCTGATACCAGGCGGGGCGGCGCACGCTGTCGCCGTCGCAGGCGATCACCAGCTCGCGCACCTGGTCGGGGATCCAGGCCTCCACCATGTTGCCGACGCTGAGCGCGCACCACACCGCCGAAGTATGGCTCTGCTTCAGCGACAGCCCGGTCTCCACCCCCTCGCACAGGATCAGGCGCTGCGCCGCGCCGGTCAGCCGCACGCAGCCGCCCTTCAGGGGGCCAAGGCTGAACTTGTCGGTCGCCTTGCGGACGTCCGGCCGCTGCGGATCCAGCCAATGCCGGTGCACGGCGATGATCGGCGCGCGAGTCTGGCCGTCCTGCAGCATGTCCGGCCCTTGCACCGCCGCCACCAAAGCCGGCAGGAAGCGCTGGGTTTTGCCATGCCACAGCCGCGGGTGATGGCGCAGGGTCGGGGGCAGGGGGCCGATGATCCCGCGCGCCCGGAGGTATTTGTCGGCCTGGGTCACGGCGTCGGGGAATTTCCGGCATTTCCGCCAGATCTCGATCGCGCTGGCCAGCCGCTGCGCCCGATCGGCGGCTTCCTCTTCGGCGGCGGCCTGGGCGCGTTCGGCCGCCTCGCGCTCTTGTTGCTCACGCCAGGCCCGGCGCTCTTCTGGCGAGCGCTGCGCGCGCTCGGTCTCGATCCCCAGATAGCGCTTGGCCCATTGCACCGCGCCGCCCTTGTCCAGGCCCTGGGTCGCCATGATCAGATCGATCAGGTCGCCATATTCATTCGTGGCGAAATCCTTCCACTTCCCGCGCCGCGCGCCGGTCAGATTGACCTTGAGGCTATTTCCCTTGTCGCCATGCGTCCCGCCGCAGGACCAGAACTGCCCGTCGCGCCGCCCGGCCGGCAACAGCGCCTTCGCCACCTCCGCCGCCTGCCCCGCCAGCCGGTTGGAGATCTCCTGAACGCTGATCTCGTCGCGGGCGGCGCGATCGTTTCGCTGTGCGAAGCCGACGCTGCTCAAAACAAAGACCCCTGGTCAGAGCCGCGCCCCCCCTGCCCCCGTGACTCGCCGGGGACGGCCAAGGGCGGGATTTCCGGACTGTTTTCCTGCGGCGGCGGCGGCGCGTGGCGCATGCAGAACAGCGGCCCGGTGCGCATGGGCCGGCGCCAGCCTGACAGGATCGCGCGCACCGATCCCCAGGCCGCACAGCCGGGATGGGCGCAACCGAGGGAAGAAGGCGGGGCGCTGGTCATAGCCACCCCAACGACGGGCGGAAGCTGGTCGTTCGCCAGGGCGCGCGCCAGATCAGCCACATGAAATCCACCGCGCCGGAGCCGGTCACTTCGCCCTGGCTGCCGCCCTGGACGCAAAGGATGCGCTTGGAGAACACCCAGATCGCGGCCGGGGGTCGGCGGCTGAAGACTTCGCCGCGATCTTGCCCCGCCAGATAGGTCACCGGCGCCAGCAGCGCGACGCCGGCCTCTCGCACGCCATCGCTGCGCCAGCCCTTCTGGTCCATCAGGTCCAGGCTGCGCTGGATCCAGGGGATGAACAGCGGAAAGGGCGGATTGGTGATCAGGCTGGAAAACCGCAGATCGGCATGGGGCGAAGGGTGCGCCAGGAAATCCACGCCGCCCTGGCCATAGCCGCGATCGATCAGATCGGTGCTGATCACCTCAAAGCCCCACCATTCAAGCCGGCGGGAGATATGCCCCTCGCCGCAGGCGAACTCGCCGATCGGCCCCATGAAATCTTCCTTCATCACCAGCAGATCGATCGCCTCATGCGGCGTGGCGTGAAACGCCTGGGGATGCGGCGGGCGCGGCGATCCCTTGCGCTGCGGCAAGCGCGGCATGACGGTCATCGCGTTACGCCTTGGTCACAAAGCGGCGCTGCCGCGTCTCGTCTTCCGGGGTCGGGTCGGGGCGCCATTCATAGTCGATCGCCTCGATCCGCTTCAGCTCCGCCAGGGCGACGCCGATATGCTCCTTTGAGGCGCCCAGCTCCGCCCCCAGCTCCTTGTTGCCTGGGATCGGATCGCCCGCGCGATAAAGCGCCCGCAGCTTGTCGCGCAGCCGCTCGCGCACGCCCTTCTTCGCCGGGTCGGCCGGCTTCTGCGGCGTGACCGGCACGGTCTTGCCCACCGGCGCGGCCCTGGCGATGTCCTGCGCGACATTCGCCACCATAACCAAGGCTTCCGCGCGCGATTTCGGCGCGTCGGGCTTGGGCGTCTCCGCTTGCTGCGGCGCAGGCGGCGGCGCAGGAGGAGGCGGCGGCGGCGCGGCTGGCGCTGCGGGCGGCGTAAGCGGGTCCGGGTAGCGAACCTCAAACCGGTCGTCGTCGAAGGCGGCGGGCGCGGCTTGCTGCGCCGGCGGAGGCGGCGCAGGCGGCGGTGGCGAGATCGGGCCGTGATGTTCCCGCAAAGAGGCAGTCGTCAGGCCAAGATCTCTCGCCGCTTTGCGGGCCTTCTCAAAACCTCTTTCCAGCGCCTGAACAGCGCCTTCCTGATACAGAATCTCGGTGAGCCGACCGTGCCGCAGCGAAAGCTTAGGCGCGACCAGCTTGCTCCAATCCTCCGCAGGCTCAGGCGCTTCCGCGAACGGCGGCGCGCGCATCAAAGTTGAAATCTTCAGATCGAATTGAGCAGGCGCTTGAGTTGTGAGGAAGTAAAACAGCTCAAGACCCTTCGGGTCAGTCGCCTCAAACTCGAACGTAACGCGCAGCCGCGTGACGGGAAACTCGGTCAGGAGCATGACGGTTCGCCCTCCAGGCTGACATTCACAGCGTGGCAGCGCTCGACAAACTTCGGGATCTCTTCGCAAAGGCAGGCGACCTCGGCGGCGCGCTCATCGTCCGAAGGGTAGAAAAGCGCAAACGCCGCGGCGACGGCGGCCACCAGCGTCGAAAGCAGTTCGTCGCGCGCGCGATCGTCCGCCGCCAGAGCCTTGCGTAGGTAATGCGCGTGAATGAAATCCAACTGCTCGGCGGCGGCTTTGCTGTGAGGCTGCGCTTCGAGGCCGGCGCGGGCGCGATCCTTCGCCTGATCTCTGGTCATGCCACGCTCCCTTGAATGCGCTGAAGCTGCGCGGAAAGGGAGGCGAGCTGGTTTTGCAGGTCCCGCGCGGCGGTCAGCATTTCGGCGGCTTCGGCGGGATCGATGCGGCCGGGGCTGGCGGCGTCGTTCAAGGCCCGGCAATGCTCGGTGAACAGCTTGGCGCTGCGCTCGCCGACCCCGGCCATCTCCGCCGTCACATTCGGGCGCGGGGCCTGCGGCTCCAGCGGCGTCAGCACATGGCCCAGGCGATCGGCCAGATAGCCCAGAACGCACATCTCGCCGCTGGCCTGCGTCAGGCGCAGCAGCCCGTCGATCGTCAGATGCACGCGCGGATAGGCGGGATCGGCGTAGCGCCCGGTCTGG